TGCAGTAGATGCTATCGTTACACAATACGGCAAAACTGGTAATGTATTGAAATCTTACACATTTGTTGGCTTGTTCCCAGTAGATGTTGCACCAATTGATTTGGATTGGGGTTCTAACGATGCTATCGAAGAATATTCCACAACATTTGCTTTCCAATACTGGACTTCAAATACTACAACTTGATATTTTTATGGGGGACTTGTTCCCCCTATGCGTTTTTGAATTGAAATAGGACTAATATGGCATCACAATTTAATAAATTTTCTTTGTTTGGTTTTACAATCTCTCGTGAGAAAAACGAGGGTGATGGTAAAATAGAACAATCTTTTAGCCCACCGTCTAATGATGACGGTGCGCTTACCATTACGTCTGCCGCTTATTATGGTACCTATGTTGACTTAGACGGTACAGCTAAAAACGAAGTCGAGTTGATTTCTCGATACCGTGAAATGGCAATGCAGCCAGAAATCGAATCTGCAATCGATGATATTATCAACGAAGCAATCTGCCATGACGATGACGGTAAATCAATTCAAATTGTTCTGGATGATCTAAACGTTCCAGACAAAATTAAGAAGGCTATCAAAGGCGAGTTTCAAACAATTTTGAAATTGCTGAACTACGGTAATATGGCACAAGATGTTTTCCGTAGATTCTACGTTGACGGAAGACTTTACTACCACATCATCATTAACCGTGATGACCCAACACAAGGTATTAGAGAGTTACGTTATATTGATCCACGCAAACTACGTAAAGTACGTGAAGTTAAAAAGAAAAAAGACGAACGTACCGGCGTAGATATCATGAATGTTATCAATGAATACTACATTTTCAATGACAAGGTTACTACTGGTTCTTCTAGTAGTTTTGGTCCTGTTGGGGTCCGTATTACGACTGATTCTATTATTTCTGTCGTTAGTGGTCTTATGGATTCTCGTAGAGCTGTGGTTCTATCATATCTGCATAAAGCTATTAAACCGTTAAACCAGTTGCGTATGATTGAAGATGCGACAGTTATCTATCGTATCTCTCGTGCGCCAGAACGCCGTATTTTCTACATTGACGTTGGTAACTTACCAAAATTAAAAGCAGAACAATACCTACGTGACATTATGGTTAAGTACAAGAACAAACTTGTATATGATGCTAACACAGGTGAAGTACGTGATGACCGTAAATTCATGTCCATGATGGAAGACTTCTGGTTGCCACGTAGAGAAGGCGGTAAAGGTACAGAAATTACCACACTACCTGGAGGACAGAACCTGGGTGAGCTGGAAGACGTTAAGTACTTTGAGAAGAAACTGTATAAAGCATTAAACGTTCCTGTCTCCAGATTGAATCCTGAGAACTCTGGTTTCTCTATGGGTCGTGTATCAGAAATTACTCGTGACGAATTGAAGTTCACTAAGTTTGTGGACCGTCTACGTACTAAGTTCTCTGACTTGTTTGATAGAGCTCTAAAGACACAATGTGTGTTGAAAGGCATCTGTACAGCAGAAGAATGGGATGAGTTCAAAGAACACATTCACTACGACTTTATTAAAGACAACAATTTTGCAGAATTAAAAGATGCAGAATTAATGAAAGAACGTTTGTCTTTGTTGGGTGCGGTTGACCCTTATGTTGGTCGTTATTACTCACAAGCTTGGATTCAACGTCATGTTCTACGTATGAACGATGATGACATTTCAGCAATGACTTCTGAAATGGAAGAAGAAAAAGCTTTGGGTATTGGTTTGCCAGTTGGTGTTTCCAATGCGGCAATGCAACAACAAATGGTTGGCGATATTCAAACACAACAACAAATGCAACAAAATCAAGCCGATGATGATGAACAAGTGAAAGAGTCGTCACCAGGTATCATAAGTAGAATCAGACAGGTTCTATAAATATTTTAATTTGGAGAACAAAATGACAGACTTAACAAGACAAATTATTGACTACTCAGCAAGAGACGAAGGTGCTGGAGCTCGTGAAGCTTTCTATGCAGCTTTGCATGACAGAGTTATGAATCACATCGAATCACAAAAACAAGTGATTGCAAAAACATTGATTCAGCCTGAAGAAGAAGTTGTTACTGCTGAACCAGAAACCACATCAGCGGAATAAATAGGATAAAAAATGGCCAATAAATACACATATCAAGTATTGAGAGATACACAAACAGATGCTGTTATTAAATTAACTGGCACGTTTGATGGTTCTTCTCAAGAAGCAAACAGTTCTCGTATCCAAGCAAATTCATTAACAAATGCTTTGGCTACTAACGGTTATTTGGTTGCTAACTCACAAGGCGGTGCAGCTAACACAGCGTTATCTTATTATGATTTGCAAATTACTGGCGTTAAAGCTTTTGTTAACTTTACAACAACTGGTACAGGTTCTGTTGAAATGTTCTGGTCTGGTGCAGGGTCAAACTATGCTCAACAGTATGCGAACGCTGCAACCATTTTCCACTTTAACAGCAACTCAGATTACGGTAACGGTGAACAAGTTCCATCTATTCTGAACAACTCAGGATTGGGTGTTTCATCTAACGCAGGCGTTGGTGACATTGGTGTTGCAACATCTGGTGCCGTTGCTAACTCTGCATACACATTGATTATCTCTTTGCGTAAGAATAACCAAATGTATAACCGTGGTCAATTGAACGATCCAGCAGCGTTCAACTACGGCTCATATGCATTGAAACCATAATAAAAGAAAGGCAATGAGAAAATGAAACTCATTAAAGAAGTCGTTGAAGACGTAAAATATTTGGTCGAAGAAAAAGACGGCAAAAAATCTTTGTATATCGAGGGTCCTTTTCTCGTGGCCGAAGCCGTTAATCGTAACGGTCGTAAGTATCTACGTGAAACAATGGAAAAAGAAGTACAACGTTACACACAAGAATACATTAATAAAAATCGTGCTTTCGGTGAACTGGGACACCCAGACACTCCAACACTTAACCTAGACCGTGTATCACATTTAAATGTGTCACTTCGTCAAGAAGGTAACGTTTGGGTCGGTAAAGCAAAAATTCTTGAAACTCCAATGGGTAACATTGCAAGAAACCTAATCGAAGGTGGCGGCCAACTTGGTGTGTCTTCTCGTGGTATGGGTTCTCTAAAAGCAATCAACGGTGTTAACATTGTTCAAGATGACTTTCATCTAGCCACAGCGGCAGATATCGTAGCAGACCCTTCTGCGCCTGGTGCTTTTGTACAGGGAATTATGGAAGGAAAAGAATGGATGTTGGTAGACGGCATTTGGACAGAAATGAATTTGGATCAAGCAAAGAAACAAATTCGTGAAGCATCACAAAAAGACATTGATGCTGTCAGTCTAATGATATTCGAAAACTTCCTGAAAAAACTTTAAATATAAATATCCAATATAGAAAACAAGGAGATTTTCAAAAATGGGAAAACTAAACCTATCTGATGCCGCTAAAGCTATTTTGACTGAAGATTCAAAATCAACTTTTGACGCTAACATTGCATCTAAAAAGAGCCAACGTTCTGACGATGGTACACAAGGTAAAATGAGAGGTTCTGTTGGTAAAGACAAACTACCTACATCTGCCGTTACAGGTCAACAAGATGCAGGCGAAATTGGTCAATCACCAGAACGTGCTTTGACAGACAAACTACCTGACTATACAAAAGGTACACCTTCTGCAACACCTCCAGGTGCAACACCTCCAGTCGGTTCACAACAAGACGGTGTTGGTGCAAAAACTCTTACTGGTCAACCAGGACAAACTATGGGCCGTTCAGACATTATGACTCCAACTAAATCAGATGCAACAAACTACGAAGCCATCCGTGATCGTATCGCTGGCAAATTGGCACCACAAATGATGGCTACAAACGCTGGTGGCGTTGGTATTCAAACATACGGTGAAGATATGGATGCATTGTTCTCTGGTGAACAATTGTCTGAAGATTTCAAATCTAAAGCACAAACAATTTTCGAAGCAGCAGTTACAGCTCGTGTTAGTGAGTTGGTAGAATCTGTTGAAAACGAATTGATGGAACAGTTTGAAGAAGCTGTTGAATCTTACAAAGACGATTTGGCAACTAAAGTTGACGACTACCTAAACTACTTCACAGAAGAATGGTATAACGACAACCAAATCGCAATTGAAAAAGGTCTACGTCAAGAAATCGTAGAAGAATTCATCACAGAATTGCGTGATGTATTCATCAAACACCACATTGATATTCCAACTGACAAAGTTGATGTTGTTGAAGAATTGGTTGCTAAAGTAGAAGAACTAGAAAGCTCTTTGAACGAACAAATCACATCAGCAGTTCAGTTGAAAAAAGAACTAAATGAACACAAAAAAGTAGAGGCTGTACACGCAGTTTGTGAAGGCCTAACTCAAACTCAAGTGGAAAAATTGAAGTCACTCGCAGAGGGTGTGGAATTTACCACAGAAGAAGAATTTGCACAGAAACTAGAAACTTTGAAAGAATCATATTTCAAAGCAGAAGTTAAAGTTGCTGATGCAGAATCTTTGAATGAAGAAGTTGTTGTAGAAGATGATTCTACACCTAAGAAAAAATCTAGTATTGATCCTATGATGGAACAATATGCAAAAACAATTTCACAAACCCTCAAAGGATAAATAAATTTTATCAATAAGATACTAACATAAGGAGAAACTATAATGTATCTAACAGAAGACCTTCAACAAAAATGGGCTCCAGTTTTGGACCACCCAGAACTTGAGTCTATCAAAGACCCATACAAACGTGCTGTTACAACATTGGTTCTAGAAAACCAACAAACAGCTTTGCGTCAAGACGCTCGTATGTTGAACGAAGTTGCAGATGGTGGCCCAACCAACGCAACAGGTTCAGCAGTACAAAACTTTGACCCAATCTTGATCTCTTTGGTTCGCCGTGCATTGCCTAACTTGATCGCTTACGATATCGCTGGCGTTCAACCAATGACAGGACCAACAGGTTTGATTTTCGCAATGCGTGCTCGTTACGCTAACCAAACAGGTTCTGAAGCATTCTTCAACGAAGCTAACACAATCTTCTCTGGTAACACATCTGCTAACGCACCTTACAACAACTACGGTTTCCAAGGTACTGTTTCTTCAGATACTTCAAACAACGCAATTGCAAACGAAACTGCTAACGCCTTCACAACTGGTGTTGGTATGCCTACAGCTCTTGCTGAATACTTGGGTTCTGACAACAACACAGCTTTCCAACAAATGGCATTCTCTATCGAGAAAGTTACTGTTACTGCTCAAAGCCGTGCATTGAAAGCAGAATACTCACTTGAACTTGCTCAAGACTTGAAAGCTATCCACGGTTTGGATGCAGAAACAGAATTGTCTAACATTCTGTCTACAGAAATCTTGGCTGAAATCAACCGTGAAGTTATCCGTACAGTGTACACTTCTGCTGTTCCAGGTGCTCAATACGGTACTACAACAGCTGGTTACTTCGACTTGGACACAGACTCTAACGGTCGTTGGTCTGTTGAACGTTTCAAAGGTTTGATTTTCCAAATCGAACGTGATGCTAACGTTATTGCAAAACAAACTCGTAGAGGTAAAGGTAA